CATCGCCAAATTTGACACATGAGAGATGTTTCCCATAGTGGACCCCACCAACGCACGGGCCTCTGCCATGTCTTTTTGCAAGCGTGCCACATTGGCAAACATCTCAATTTCAAGTGATCCGGCAAGCATTTTTTGAGTTCCTTACAACTTTGACAGCGCTCTGAGCGCATCTTTCAGGCTATTGCCTTGGGCGGGTTCTGGTGCAAACTTCTTGGACTTCCAAGGGGCCGGGTAACCTGGCTCGGTGGCGGCCTGGCTGGTGTTGATATAAGCCACGGACATGCGGCGCAGGCCCCGCACCTCCCACGGCTCCAGGGTCAATCCCATCAGGGTTTGCCAGGCCAGTATTTCGGCGTGGCTGGTGGGGGACTGGCCCATGCCGGTGTGCTGGCTGGGCCCTATCTCCCAAAAGTAGTCAAGCAGGTAGCCACCGCTTTTAATCGGGGGCAGGTCCGGCATGTACTTTTTGTTTTTTCGCTCGGTCCTCATGCGCTCAAGGCGGCTTAGCTCGGGCAGGGGTTTGCTGCTGCGGTGGCCGCTTTGAGGTTTGGGGTCTGCCCTCTTGGGCGTGGCGTGTAGCCACGCGAGTTGGCGGACGTGGAGGATCAGTCCGTCAACGAGGGCGGCGCGAAATTTGCGTCTTTTCCCGCAAATTCATCCACCTGTCGGGTGATATAGCCCAGTTTTTGATTGGCGTACAGCGCCGATGGTTCCAAGGGGAAGTTGCCGATGGACTGGGTGCGCGCGCTGAGCAGCTCAACCTTGTCACGCTCAGTGTCTTCAACCGCAGTGGATGCCGCGTTGCCCTGGTAGGCGGCTTGCATGCGCTCCTGCTGCTTTTTGGCGAATGCGTGACGGGCAGCTACGGCGTAAGCACTGCCGCTGCTGTAGATGGTGATGGTAACGGGATTAACGCCGTCTTCACCAATCAGGGGGCCGCTGCCCTGCACGTTTTTGACGGTGAGGACTGCGGTGTCTTTGAGTTCGTATTGGCTGATATCAAATGTCATGATGTTTTAAAGAGTTGGGTTGTGGGTGAGATGGATTGGCCCAGCGTGGCCGTTATTCAGGCGCTGGCTGGGTTTTCTGGAGTGATGACGATGGGTGGTAGCGATCAGGTGGCCGCAACGACCACAGGGGCCTTGCAGATAGCGATGCTGGCAGTGCGAATGAGTGGGTCGCCCTCTTTGCCTCCAGACAGCTCCCAGCTGGCCACCAGCACATCGAGGTAATGCACTTCGCCGTCTGAATAGGTTACTTTGAGGCTGTGGTGGTTTGGGGATGCTTCAGCGGCCTTGAGGATGACTTGGCCGGGGTCGGCGGGGATGTCGGCCATCTGCAAATCACCATCACCATAGTCGGGGGTACCTTTGATTTTTTCGACGGGGCCTTTGATGGGGTTCCATTTTTGGACGGCGCGTTTGGAGCCGTAGGTGGGGAACTGAGACACCTTGCCGATTTCGGTGTAGGTGATGGTGGTGGCTGCGTAGCCTGCGGCGTCGTAGGTGACGGGCAGCGATGCGCTGATGGCAAAGGTGGCATCGGTGATGGTTGCAACGGTGGTGTGGGCGGTCATTTCATGGGTCCTCTCTGGTCAAAAAAAAGGCCACCAAAATGGCGGCCAGGGCGAAAAAAAGCCACTCGGGTGAGTGGCTTTGCGGGGGATGGGTTAGGTCATGTATGGAAATTGACCATGTAGTCCTGGGTCTGGATGTAGAGGCCCAGGGCGGGGTCTGACATGTCGGGACCGTCGGGTTGGCGAAGGATGCTGTCTATCTGCACGCCGTTGACTACACCATGGGTGCGGGGAACGGCGTCACGCACCAACTCAATGATTTGCTTTTGCTGCGCGTAGCTGGCGGCCAGGACGGTGACTTGCACACGGGCCAGGCAGGATTTGCTCTGCTTGGAAATTTCCTGCCGCCATATGCCAGACACGTGCGTGATGCCGATGGCTGGCAGCGCCACGCCCTGGGGCAGGTCACCCGCCTGGATGCGGGTGGCAGGCACGACGGCTACCAGGGCCGCAGAGGTGGACAGCAGGTAGCGGATGGCTTTGACATCAGACATTTTTTACCGCCTGTTTCTTGACCTGCGGGAAGGTCTTAGGGTCAATGGACTCTGCGGCTTGTGCGTCGGCAAGCTGACCCCGGCGCAAGGGGCGTGTTCCTGGGTGCTGGGCGGCGCTGTCTATGCGCTGGACCTCAATGCCTGCGGCTTGTAGCTCTGAGGTGATCTGGGCAAGGCCAGCTACCAGGCCGGTGAATCCGGTGTGGGCATGGACCTCTTCGTAGCGCTCGGGGTCAAAGCCTAGCAGGATGATTTTGGCTGCACCCATGCGCTGGGCGATACGGATGGCGGCCAGCGCGTTGTTGCGGATGCTCACAGTGTGGCCGGGTGCCAGGTCAACGGACTCGTACATCATGCCGGGGTAGAGGGCATCAATATCGCATTCCACCCCGCAAATACGCAGGCCGGTGAAACCCAGGTTGTCGGCTTCTTCCCAAAACGGGTGGTGGGGATCCAGGGCGACAAACATGTCCGCCCAGGGAGCGTGTTTGACGGCGCGGTTGACGGCAATGGTTTTGTGGCCGCGTGCGGTGGCGGCCAGCTCTGCGGTCATGTCGGGGCCCGCACCCAGGATGGCGACGGTGCAGCCTGCCCACAGGGGGGTGATTTTCCAGGGAGTTGTCATGGTTGGTGGGGTCCTTAATCTGCCTCAATGGCGGTGTCTGCTGTGTCGATTCCGGCCTTATTGAGGCGGGACTTGACGTAATTGCCTGCGGCAACCACGGCAGCACCCGATTTGGTGTCAAGTGCCGGGCGCAGGTAGGGGTGCGCTTTGGCACCCGGGTGTTTGACGACTGGGCCAACAAAGTGGCCACCGATCACCAGGCTACCCCGTGCAATCATCTTGTTGATGCTCTTCATGCTGTAGGCTTTGAGGCCGTGGCGGGTGTTGCGGGTGGGCTTGTCTTCAGCGCGCACTTTGATGAGGTGGTGCAGCGTGCCATATTCAACCCAGCGGGCGGTGTAGTAGTCTGTTTTGACTCGGGATGCCACCCTGCCACGGCGTGAGCTGGTGCTGATGCGTAGGCTGCGTTGCAGGTCGCCATGCTCCACAGGCACATTCTCCCGGGCATCGTCGAGCAGCACCTTGGCTCCGGCGCGCATGGCGCCGCGCATGATGTTGGATTCGACCTTGGCGGGGAGCTGTTGCAAAAATGCTTGCAGCTCGCGAAGGCCTTTGATGTTGGTGGTGCTCATATGGTTGAGTAGGATTCGGCCAAAAATTCAAGGCTTTCCTTTCGGCCAATTTCCGTGGGCTCGGTGACGATTTGCCAAATGCGGTTACCTCGGTCAATTTGTACCACGCGCATGGCCGCTGTGACCCCCTCAAACCAGCGGGTGCAGACGCGTGCACGGCGGGTGGAGACGGGAAGCACGGCCTGGGTGGTAGCTTCGCTGTTGCGCACGGCCATGCCAGTTACTTGCGCCCATACAGTGGCATGGGTGACCCAGGTAACGGCTTGCACACCGTAGGCGTCAGAGATACCAAGCTGCTCTTTCTCAATGCGCACGCGCTGGTCAAAATCACCCGCCTTGAGCTTACGGGCTTTCATGCGGACCACACCTTGTCGATGGCGGCCAGGCGGTCGATCAAACTCATGGGATCATCAATCAGCATGGCGACAAATATCTTGACTTGACGCTTGAGCTGGCTGGGCACGCTGGCCGCATCTGCAAAGCCTGCAACAAAGCGGGCCACCACAGCATCAGGCTGGCAACGCGCCAAAGGCCAACAGGTGTTGTAGGAAGGGGTGATGCGGGCGGGTCCATAGGCATCGGTGGTGCTGACGGTGTAGGCGCTGGGTGCAAGCGTCTGCACAACGCCTTCCAGGTCGGTGTATTTCACACTGGTGACACTGGCCACCGGGGTGCGGGTGAGCCACATGGCATTCGGCCAGTGGTCAAGGGATAGTTCCCACGTTTGTGGCATGAGGCAGATGCCGGACTCGTGCTCAACCAGGCGGGTGGCATCCTTGATCATGTCGGTGATGTCCGAATCCAGGTCGGTGGCATCAAAACGGTTGGCCAGCTTGGCCTCAGCCAAGGTGACGGGCCAGGCTGTGGGTGGGGTGATGAGTTTGAGGGACATAGATTGGATTTAAGAAACTGCTATTTGAATGATCAAATTCCTACATCTTCCAGGTCATACCGACCCCATAACAGGAAGCGTTCTCAGGGCTGCAGCAACCCACCCAGCGACGAGAGCATAGCCTGCGTTATTTAAGTGGATTTGATACCCCGGACCCTCGTACCAGATTGCTCCAGATGCAGAGAAGTCAGACATGTTGTAAGCTGAAAATGCGAATGGACTCCCAGCGCGCCGCAGATCAACGAGGCGATCAATTTTGATTGACTTATACCCAGTCCTCATGAGATTGTCTGCAATAACCAACTGAGCGTTTTTATAGTCGCAATCCGCTTGGTTTATCGTGCTTGTTCTTGGAATTGAGGTGGGACAAAGAACAATCCAAGGATGTCTAGATTTTCTATCTGCGATGTAAGTCGCAGCATCAGAAAAAGCCTGTACCCCCGTTCGGCCAGTGTTAAACACGCTATTTGTGGTTTCCCATGGAATTAAAATGTTGGTTTTCCCTGGTACCCACGCCGCGTCTACATCGGATGCTCCAGATGTCATATCAGCCCAACTTTGTCCGCTGACTCCGACATTTGACGTTACGGCTCCAGAACCAGAAACAGGCGATAAAGCTGCGGTCTGAACGGGCAGGGTAAGCCCGCCAGTTGCACCGACGCCAGCGACAAGACTGTTGCCATCCCAGACGATGTTTACGCCACTCGACATCCTTAGTCGTGGTGAAGAAAAAAGAGGCGCAAACATCAGACAACCCCAAACCCGTGGATGGTGCTTGCTTTAACTCCTGATGTACCCCAGATAACTTGTAGATAGAGAGCTGCGGTTGTCCCAGCCGCCGCCGTCCTAAGAGTGGTAAATGTCGTTCCACCATCAGAAGATACTGCCAGATAAATGTTGCTTCCGGATCTTCCGATACGCATGATGTCGTTGTTTACCGTAGCCCTTGAAACAGTCAAATTCTGACCACCTGTACCCCCTGTTGATCCCAAGTAATTCGGAGAAGCAGACCCAGGTACATAGATACTCTGAACTGTCGATGTGTATGCGCCATTGGCTTGGGTCGTCGTCAGTCCAACCAACAAACCTGCTGTTCCAGAAGTCCAAGAAGTCAATTTGACATCAAAGTATCCATCGGAGTTTGCGGGTATTTTCTTGTCGCTGACAAAAGCAGGATTGCCAGCAAATCCAACATCAGACGCATTACCCGTATACGTCCACCCGGCAGTTGCATCTCCAGACTCTGTTGTACCAACTGCCGCGGATGCACGAATATTAATGATCGCAGGAGCCGGTGTCGCGCCAGTCGAGGTGGCAGAATAGGCCCCAGCACCGATTGCGTTAACTGCGGCCACTCTGAAATCGTAATTTGTAGACGCTGTGAGGCCCGTGACCGTTATAGCAGCAGTTGTGGACGCACTATGTGTAAACGATGTCCAAGTGTTAGCCCCTGCAGGAGACCACTGGATTGTGTAATCGGTGATAGCAGACCCACCGTTGCCAGGAGCTGTCCATGTCAGCGGTTGTGTTGTACTGGTTGCGGTTCCAAGGGTTAGACCTGTAACCTGAGCTGGCACTGTCGGTGCTGCTGCCACAGTGACCGGCGCACTTGTCCCGGTTGCAGTTCCACTGGCATTTGTGGCAGTCGCCATAACTGTGAGTTCCGCCCCCGAAACTGATGGCGTATAGCTGCCAGAGGTAGCACCAGAGGCCACAACCGCTCCGCCGATCAGCACATCGTATGTAACCGTTGGCGTTGGGATGCCGGTCACGACGGCAGCAGACCATGTAACTCCAACCCCAACGGCAGCGCCCGCTACGCCAGGTGCCGTTACAACAACCGGAGCAATAGGTATCGCCGCTACTGTTGGGGTCATCTCTTGTGACCAGGAATAGCGCAGACTAAGGCCATCATGCCAAGCATCAAGCCGATTTGGTACGCCTGCGGTGTTGAGATATCCAGCGGAGTTTCCCCACTCGGTAGCACCTGAAACGGTTGGTGTGTTCGCTCCGTCAGCAATAACCAATCCAAAACCTGATGCCCCAACAAGGGACCCAGTTATAGGAATCGTGACAGGACCAGATACGATTAATGGCAACATCCTAACGACCATTGCGGACAAATCCAGACTACCAGATGCATGGTTTATCTCTACGGTTGCGATGAATCCATCCACTACAGAAGTCGATCCCTTGAGAGCTATTCCAACAGGATTTCCATCAGGTCCAATCAAATCAGTCACAGTTCCGTCAGCCGTGCGGGAAAACATGGGTATGGCCGACATCGTTCCGTCATCGTCCAAAAATCCAACGATTTCATTCTGTACATTCAGTACAGCATCAATATGCGTCAAACGAACCTTGCTATATCCAGCGGGTAGTGTCATGATTTTTCAATTCATAGATAGATTTACTGTTTTGCGTTGCGCACGTTTACTCATGCGCATCACATAACATCCTGCTTTAGACTGGCGGGTTGGCGGTGGGTTGCAATTCAGGCTCGCCCAAAATAGCGACGGCTGAAATAAGAGCAGCGCTGGCGTTGGCTGACGGGGTAATGGTCAGGCGGGTGTAGCGTTTTGAGCCTTTGTAGCCCAGCTTGCGCGTTTTGTCATCGTCGGCAAAGGTAAAGCTTGCCAGGGCCTCTGTGCCAATGAGATCACCATCAGCAACCGCAGCTGCGTCAGACAGGTTAGATGCATTTCCCTCTTCAAGCAGCACGGTGAAGGTGGCATCCGTATCAGCCAGCGAGCCGGTCTGAATGATGTAGGTGAGGGCATTGAAGCCTTGGCGGTCAATAATTTGGCCGACCTGGGCGGTGTTGTCGGCCACCGACACGGGGGAGATGACCCGTAGGGGGTGCATTTCATTCATTTCATCTTGCATGATTTTTTCCTGGTTGATTGAATTTGAATAGGCAGCCGTCAAGGTTTACTTGGCAGTTGCCAGGTTGATCAGGTGGAGCATTTGAGGAGTTTGATGGCCTCAAAGTTGGCAATGCCACCACCGACACGGCGGCGGGCAACAAACTTGACATGGGGCGCGGCCGTGAAGGGGTCGCGCAGCACCGAAATACCCTTGCGGTCGACGACGTAGTAGGCGCGCTGGAAGTCTGCGAAGGCGATGGGGAATGTTCCTGCGCCAAGATCAGGCATGAAATCGTCAGTGACGACGGCATGACCAAGCAGCTGTCCCGCAGCACCGAGCTGGATGCCGGATGGGGCCCACATATAGAGGCCGTTTCCGTCCTTGAACTTGCGGATTTGACCCAGGGTACTGTCGTTCATCGACCAGTTGGCGTTACCACGATACTGGCGTTTGAGGGCGTGCTGCAGGTCAATCAGGGCATCGGATGGGTTGCTGGCGGCAAAGCTGCTTGCATGTCCAGATACTTTGTGACCGATCTTGCCCCATTCGTAGGATGCGTTTTCCACCATTGTGTAGGAGTGGATGCCACGCGGTCCATTGACACCATCACCGGTGATGAAATCGGCACCTTCCATTTCAGCAAATTCGATGCCGATTTCTTCCATCAGGTCAGCTTCAACATTTTGAACAGAGTCTTCGAGGGACTCCATGCTGATGCGGTTGTCTGACAGGTAGGTGCCTGGAGTGAAGGTGAGTTCAACCCACTGCGGTGTCGTGCCAGTGGATGCAGCCGTGTTTTCATTGCCACGGGTTGCACCAGACAAACCACGGGTCTTTACCAACTTTTTGTAAGCCGCTGATCCGATGGGTATGACGCGGGCGAGTTGGCGCATGGCGCTGTAGCGGCCTACAACGCGCTCGATGCCAGCCTCCATTTCTTCGCCAACCAGATAGCCACCCTGGGGGCCAGTTCCGACGTTGATGGCTTTGGCTTGCTCAGGGGTCAGGCTCTCATTGCCACGGCGGATGTAGCCCGCCACAGCAGCCTTGTAGTTTGCGTAGCCTTCAGCAGACAGAGGGGCGAATGTCTTACCGCTTTCAATGGCAGCGGCTTTGGCCTTGGCGTTAAAACGCTCCAGGCTCTTGGCTTCTTTTTCGTCAGTTTCAGCACTGCGGCCCGGGCGGTTGGCCTTGGCGGCAAGTTCTTTCAGTCCGCCCTGCGCTTCGGTCAGCGCGTCATTCATTTTGGCGAGCTTGGATTCGAGTGCTTCAACGGATTCACCTTTGGCGAGCTTATCAATTCGCTCATCATTGGTTTTTTTGAATTCCTCCCATGCAGCGCCTTGCTTTTCTACCAGTTCAGTGACTTTTTTCAGGTCAATGTCACCAATGGCCATAGGGATCATGCCAGCACCTGCAAGCGCATCTGGCGGGATGATAGGGTGCCCTAACAGCGCAAAAAATGCGGCAATGGCAACGATGCCAATCAAAAGCATCGTAAGGTTGGATCGGGTGAGTTTCATAGGGTTAACCTTTCATGGTTTGGAGGGTTTCGGTATTGCGGCGCAGTAACGCCATGAGTTCGTCTGGGTCGGTGTCAGCGTCCCGCTGATCGGCCATGGACTTGATGCGGCTGATGAAGGCCGCGGCCTGCGTGTTGCTTAGCCTTGCTGTGTCCCGCAGGAAGGATTCGGCATCACGCACGGTTTGGATGGCATCAATGCTGCTTTTTACAGAGCTGATTTGCGCCGCTGGATTGGCTGGGAAGGTGACGATGGATACCTCCCACAGGTCTATTTTTTTAAGGGTTCGGATGCCGGACACGCGGTCAAAGCTGTCTTCGCGGGTGACAAAGCCAATGCTCAGGCCGTTGACGGCTTTGGTTTTCATGAGGGCGCGTGCTTCTTTGGCGCGCTGAACGTCATCAACCAGCAACTGGCCTTTGACGTGCAAGCCAACGGGCTGTTCTTCCATGCTGAGGTAGGGTCCAATGGGTTCACCGCTGCGGTGCTGCCAGAGGATGGGCGGCAGGCGATCTACGGCTTTCCAGCCTGCAAGGGATTCTGCAAATGCGCCAGGGGCGACGATTTCCTTATAGGAGTCCACATTGCCAAAGACGCTTCCAAAGCCTTCAAAGATGCCGTCTTGGCCCACGTCTTTGACAGCAAAGGGGCGCTCGATGTATTTGAGTTGCATAGGTCAGTTTCCTGCGGGTTGGGAAGCGGGTTTGTTGATAAGTGGGGGAAGCAAGGCTGCATCACCACCCATCGGGTCAGTGTCTTCAAAGGCGCGGATTTCGTCTTGCGTATGCCAGGCAGGTGATCCGCCAGAGCCAAGGGATTTGGCGTAGTACTCGGCCCGGTCTTTGGCCGATGCACGCAGCAGGCCGTTGGAAAAAAACTTGAAGTAGTAGCCTTGGCGTCGCTCTTTGTCAGTCAGCAGATTGATGTTGGCCGAGTCCTGAATACGCTCAAACCAGGGGTTAAGGGTGAGCACTTTGTGCGCGTCAAACATGGACTCTGCGCTCGCGTAGGTGTTGGCTTTGCTTCCCGTGTAGCCGATGACGATAGGAAGAACGCCAAAGAATCTGCACACGTCCTCGATTTGAAAGTCACGGGTTTCTTTATGCTGGGCATCCACGCCGGTCATGGTCTGCTGAAGCCATTTGGCACTGCGATCTAGGATGAGTGGTGCGCCTGTGTTGCTGGCTCCGGCTTGTTTCTTGAGCCACTTGGTGAGGGCATCGTGTTGCTCTGGGTTGAGAGTTCCGTCTACCGAGTATGTTCCTGTGGGTCGCAGGCCGTTGGCATGCAGGCTGGCGTGGCTTTCTTCCAGGGCGATGGATAGGCCCAGGGCTTCCCGGGCCAAGTTAAGGATATCCAGGCCCATGACGCCATCCCACGATGGGCCACGCAGATGCCAGATCAGGCTTTGGTCAAAAAACTTGGCTTGACCGTCTTTACCGATGACTTTGTAGGTGATGCTCCAGTCCTCATTTTGGATTGGTTTGCAGCGGCCAGGTTCGAGCAATATCAGTTCTAGCAGCTGGCCTCTGAAAATGTTTTTGAAGGCGTAGCCGTTGCCCATGCAGGCGTGCATGGTCAGGGTTTCTTTGAATTCAAACGCGGTTTGCCAGCTGTTGGGCTTGGCTGTGATCACGTCGTAGATCTGATGATCACGGGCAGTACGCTTGCGGGCCAGGCCGCCGGACTCGTAGTCTTGCATGAGTTTGAATGGCACTTGGGCGCAGCCCTGGGTGCTGATGGCTCGGATGCAGGCAAAGGCAGCTGAGACTCGAAAGGCAGCTTCCAGGGTGATGGCGGGACCTGCCTTGGATTTGGTGTGCGCTGAGAGCATCTCCAGCCAGCGCTCATAGATTCCGCCGCCCGCTGATTTGCGCTCAAACGCTTTGGCTAAAAAACCCATTATTTTTTGGCCCTTGCAGCGACGATACCCGCTACCAAGGAAAGTGCCCCAGCTACTGCAAATCCAGCTGCCGGGTGCAGCATCCCTGCAGCATAGCTAAGCAGGCCTGCGCCGAAGATCATGAGCGCATCCGGAATCATTGACTCTTGATCGTTTTTCACTGTTGTGTTTCCCAAAATGATTTTTCTGTTGTCTGAATGGCTAAGGCTCTACCCAGTGCCATTAGCATGGCCATCGGGCCGTCGATCTTGTTTTCTGGCCGCTCTTTGGTGGGGCTTCTCAGCTCATTAAATTTGCTGATCTTGACTACCAAGTTGCTGACCATCCAGGTCATGACGGGGTTACCGTCAAATTTCAATTTCTTCTCATGCACCAGGTTCTCTACCTGGATCAAGGGCGGTGTGAAAAACATGGCACGCTGGGCAATTTCGACCAGCGGAAGACCTTCTTCAATCAACTTCCCGGCAAAGTACATACTCAGGGCCGGGTCAAATGCAATCTCTTGCACATCAAACAGCTTGCAATAGCGGCGCATGTCGTCGGCCAAAACATCGAAGTCGGTGATGTCGCCATCGGTCACGATCACATGGCCTGCCCTGGCCCAGCCACTCAGGTGGGCGTTTCCGCTTTCTTGTACCGCCAGCTCATTCAAGTACAGACGTGTGAACACGTGCCAGCCTTGCTTAGGCTCATATACGCCATCGCTTACCTGCACCAGAACTTCGCGCTGAAATACGATGCTTAGGGCTGCAAAGTCTTTCTTCTGTGCCAGGTCGAGTCCCATCCAGCACTTCTTTCCCCCGAAGTCGTCAAGGCTCAAACTGGTATCTGCACATTTGGACCAGGCCACCATGTCCATCCAGGCCGACTCACCGTTCACCCAAACATTTAGGCGCTTGGTGAAAAAATTGTTGCGTGATGCTTCGCTGTTTTCAGCGTTGCGACTGGCGGCCTCCATGTCGTCGCGCAGCACGCTGACCAACCAGTTCGGATTGGCCTTGGCCCAGCTCGATTCGGTAAACGGGTTGTCGCCATCGTCTATGGTGTAGATGATTCCGAAGGTGCTGTGGTCTTCAATCACACGCTCCAGCACTTTGGTAGTGTAGGTGCGGCGTTCGTAGCAGATTCCGCTCAGGTCAGTGCCAGCCGTGGTGATGTTCCACAGAATTGACTGCTCACGGGCCCCGCGTGCGGTGTCGATCACGTCATAAACAGCTCTGGTTTTGTGGGCATGTAGTTCATCGAGCACCGTGAAATGCACATTCAGGCCGTCCAGCGTACTGCCTTCGGCCGCCAGCGGTTTAAAGGTGCTGGCAGTGTGGGCCACAGTAATGGCATGCTGCAGGATGGCAACGCCAAGGTAGGTGCGCATGTCGGGCGTGCGCTCGGCCATCTGCTTGGCATCGTCAAACACAATCCGGGCTTGGTCTTTGGTGGTGGCGGCGCTGTAGACCTCTGCTCCTGGCTCACCGTCCGCCGTCAACATAAACAGGGCCACACCGCTGCTCAGCGTTGACTTGGCATTTTTTCGTGGGATTTCAAGGTACACGTCGCGGAAGCGGCGCAGTCCTGTGTCACGATGGACCCAGCCAAAAATCGTTGTCAAAATAAACGATTGCCAGCAACCTAGCTCAATCAGTCGGCGGTCTCTAGCCCATTTTCCCTTTATGTGGGGCAGTAATTCGATGAATTCACAAGGTCGAACAGCCCTCTCAGGATCAAAGACCCACGGCCAATCGTCTGATGGCTCGCGGTCCAGATCGTCAACTTGGCGTTGCACTGCCAAAATTGTCCACTTGCAAGCGGGAATTTCACGCGACAACACCCCGCGCATGTAGGCATGCGCCTGGTCGATGTGATTTTTCACGACACCAAAGAAAATTTAGCGAATCCGCTGGCAGCTGTTTGACTTGTGGGAGCCGGATCAATGCCGGGTAATGACGGCTGCACATAATTCGACGGCTGGACCCGAGCGCGAGCCGATGGGCTCAGACCAAAATGCGCCAGGTGGCGGTGCACCTGGAGGCGGTGACCAGCGATCAAATTCACAATCACGCTCTGCTGCTCAAATCCGCTGGGGGTGACCACCCGACTGGCAGCAAACACGGCCTCTGGATAGCTCATACCCTCGTCGACATGACTCTGAATCTTGCCATTGAATGCCATTTCAAGCTCAGATAAGCGGCCTACTGCCTGGCAATACAGAGCTAAGGCGGCGCGATCCAATCCACTG